GTATTTAAAGTCAACTCAGTAGTTGAAGTCTGTACTCTAACTCTGAGAGTAGTGGTATCAATGTTCTCGTTAGGTATTGTAATAGGACCTGAAAGATTAGAAGAGTCAATTAAGAAACTATTGTCTACTCGTGTTCCCTCTTTTAGTACTAATCCGGAAAACTTGAACCCGTCTGTTCCATTTATGTCCTCTAACGTGGCTGTTTGTGTCTGACTTGGATAGAAATTAAAGCTAGTATTATTAACAGTAGACGTAAAAATAGTGTCTCTTGTCAGAGAATAAGTTGTACCAACATACGCTGGGTCTGGAGTTATTACAAAATCAACACTAGCAGTAGCAGCCCTTCTTGATCTTGGAGTATAACCAATGGCCTTTGCTAGAGAGACAACAGAACTTCTTTTAATTGCAGAATCTAAAAAGGATTCGTTGGCTAACATGTGAGCCATTACAGCATTATAATGTGTATTATAGGCAAGGGTATCTAAAAGAACAGATAAGGCTGAACCTTCAAAATCATAATCGCTAAACTCACTCTGCGCTTGCATAAAAGTTTTAAGAGATTTTTTTATATTATCAAAATCTAATTCTGTTACGTTTAACTGTGCCATTGTCTTACCTTAACCTTTTTAGATTAGCTGTTAGTATCTGAGGTTTATTGATACCTACTACGAAAAATCTAACAGTTACTTCATATGAATTTAGATCAAAATTAGGAACTACCTGTATAGATTTAACTCTTACTCTAGGTTCATAACTTTCTATGATGTTTTTTATTGAATTTGAAATAGAAGTAGATACAACTTTTGACATAGGCTCAAAAAGATACCCCCTTAGATTTACTCCTTTACCAGGATCAAAAGGTCTCTCATAAAAATTAGTCAATATCAATATTCTCAAAGACTGTTTAACAGCATTGACATCTATTTTTTTAGATACATCGCCTGTCTCAGGATTCGCAGTAAAACTCAAATCCAAATCTTTGTATATTCTTGATACTTTTAATGATTCTGTTGCCATAATCGTATTTATAACAGTTTTAGTTATATTCCTATTGAATCTGGTGGTATATTGACATTTACAAAATTGCCAGACGCATTAGCACTCTTTTTAACCGCATCAATTCTATAAGGAAAATCAACTATATTACGAATGTTTATACCTAATATATTAGCAATAGGACTATCTGTCGGAGTTGAAATTGGGGCTCCTTTTAAAACAAATCCAGCGCCATCTTCTTCAAAGTTAGGTATTTTTTGACAAAGGTTATTTAAGTCCAATGCTCCTGTCTTTAACAAATCAGGAATGTCTTCTATTGCAATATCGCCTAAATCCAACCCACTATACTTTGTCTGTAAATTATTGATTTCATTGGTAATATCGTCTACTGACAATTTTGCTGCCAGAAAACTAGAAGCAAAACTTTCAATATCAGCTTGCAATCCTTTTATTTCTTCTGGCACTTCAATCTCAGGCACATATTGTTTTAATTTTGATGTAACAAGTTCTTGTATAGCCTGTGCATCAGTAGCCATATCTATTATAGCAGCAGCGTCAGTAACTGCCTGACTTACTGTAGGTGATATAGGTATTTTATCAAACAAAGTGCCAACTAGCTCATCGGTTGAACCTATTGACTGAGTTAGTTCTACTAAATTTTCAGTTGCGCCACATAAACTCATTCATATCTCCTTAAGGTGTAGGTGTGCCTGACACACTGCCACCGCTAGTAACACCCAGATGCTTGTGCGTTCCAAGCTCGATAGTACCTTGCTGAACTACCGATCCTAAAACTGTTCCTGTTACTGTCAATGCACCTGTTATGTTGTAAGCCCCTGTGTGAGTTGTAACACCTGTTATAGTTCTAATTGGAGCAACTACTGTCTGTGAAGTAATCGCTGACAGAGTTTGTGTAGTACTCGCCTCAACAAGCTGTACTGAAGCAGTTAGTGTTTGATTTAAAGCAGCAGACAATGACATATTCAAACCAATAGCTTTGAAGTTGCCTGTAGGCGCACTTAAATTTACATTACCAGTAGTACTCATCAAAGAGTAACCGAGTATTGCAGTACTTGAAGTTGAACCAACCGAAACTGAACTAAAATTGCCACCAACGGTAGAAACTTTATCGCCGCCTACAGTTTCAGTTCTATTGCCTATAACGGTGTCTGTTTGATTGCCGCCTGTACGAAAAGAATGATCCCTTGAAACATTAGTACTTTGCCCTGAAAGAACTTCAGTAAAATCGTTGCCTACTACTTTAGTAACACGATTGCCTGCAACAGTAGTAAATAAGTTACCGCCTATTTCTTGATACATATCTCCTGTTACTAGAACTCTTGCGTCACCCCCAATCGTGACATCACATGACCCTTTGACAAAAACTTTTTTGTCTTTTAAGGTTATTTCGTATTCGTCACCAACTACTTTTGTAATTCTTGATCCGTCTGCCTGAACTTCATAGAAAGTTCCTGCAGAATGATACTCGTGTATTCTTTCGTTATTAGGAGTGTCATCAATCTCAAATACATGGCCGCTTTCAGTTTCAGTTACTTTGTTAAATGGATAGACCGAGCAGTTATTGTCAAAATTAGGCTCTTCATTAGAAGCGTTGTATGTATAACTCTCTTCTCCAAATCTTGGATGAGGTTCTTCCCAAATTTGCCTATCGTAAACAGCTCCTGATATGTCAGAAGAGATTGATTCTACATGCGGTGCTACTGCTCTCGGTATGTCTTTCTGCCTGGCTGCTCTTTTGTTCAGAAGACTGGCATGCGTTTCTGCATCAGAGTTCCTTGATAGCCTTGATAAATCAGATTCTTGTAACTCATTCAATCCTAAGTCTGTCTCGCTTCTTGGAAATATTCCATCAGGATCAGAAAAGCCGATACTAGGATCAGTGTTTTTGTTTCTTGGCTTGCCTCCTAAAGTTCCTACAATAACAGGCTGCTGACCGTCTTCTCCGTCAGCAAAAAAGCCTAGTACAGTCGATCCCTGAACATAGGCAGGAGTATCACCTATTCCAGATATGCTGGGAGAGGTCGTTGGAGAGACAGGAACAGCCCATGGCAGATCAACAGTTGGCAGGTCTTCTGTAGAAGAAGTATGATATCCGATAATTCTGACCCTACAGCGCCCAAGCATTGCAGGATCTACTCTATCCTCTACGACACCTATCCACCAATTGAAATTAGGATACATTCTCAACCTCTTCATCCATTTCAACTTTTTCAGGTACGCTACTCAACCCATTTTTAATAACTTCCATATTCATAGTGTGCCTGTCAGAGTTTATCTTATGATGTATTCCTGATATTATGTATAAGCCAGAAAGCAAAGGATCCAACACAGTGGTTAAATCATCGTTTGGAGGCTCGGCTGAAGGATATAAAATACTTATCACATTACCTACTTCTATATCAGTCCTTCCTGGAACCAGTACTTCAAGTTTATTATTTTCAAAAGACTTTAAATAGCTGGCTCTGTTTAGTTTTCTTGTTAGTAACTGATTTGAAGTACATCCATCAGGCAAATCTTCTTCGTCTGTAAGACCATAATCATTATATAGTCCAGTGTTGTAAGAATTATACTTCTTACTTGCTAGAGGATTTCTTTTTAATGTTTCTGGAACAATACTCACAGGACCTGTCTTAGTAAAATTTTTCATGTCTTCTACAAAATCAAACTGATTGTGAATTACTTTCTTAGTGTAAAAGTCATAACCGTCTAAACTAGAAGAAAAGGCTCCTATGTGATTACCCTGAAGAGTGTCTATAGTTTTAAGCATCTTTATATTTTCAATTGCAGTAACTTCATCAGGAAGTCTTCTACCAGAAAATTTGTCGCCTGGAGATAAAATTCTCCGTGGCATTTTAGCTCCATTTCTTTCTACTACATATTCATCGAATGGACCATTTAATCTTTGAAAATAAATTAGTGCTTCAATACTTCCAAAATAAAATGCTTTATTAGATTCAAAAAATAGAAAATCAGTTCCTGCTAATTTAGCACCTTTAGAGTTTTTAGCAACGTAATTTATGTTTTTAAAAGGAGACCAGTGATTAGAAGTGTATTTTATTGTGCTTTGATGAGGAGTATCTAGCACTACAATGGGTCGATCAAATTCTGAATATTCTTGATATATCTTAGATACTACTTCATCAGTAGTTCCTTTGAATGATTTAGTTACTACAGTGGTTTTATCTTCATATCCTTCAATCGACATAAAAGATATGTTGTAATACTGTGACCTGTCATCATTCATAATTCTGTCTTTTATAGCATAAATTTGAAAGGTCTTTTTTATGATAGCACTAGGATCATCTTCCAGAGAAGGAGTCCTAATTTTAATGGTTAAAAATTCATTGCCAAGAAGAGGCAGATTAGATATTAAGTTTATGGCGTCTGCTACAATTAGATTGCCAGACATACAGGAGTTGAACAGATTTTCATAGAGATTAATCTCTAACATAAAATCTGTTATATCGGAAGTATGTCCTGTGTTCGGACTGGATATGGACAGTTCTTCAATTTTGTAAGCACCGGCAAAAGGCAGTACCTCATTTTCATAATCCATATTACTGTGCCATCAAGTCTTTATAATTGACAATAAATCTAGCTAAGAAATCTTTTTTAAGTAAGAAAATATGTTTCTTATCTTCATTTATCTCTGCTTCGTAATTAAAATTAGAAACTGCCTCAACAGTTCCATTTGATATTGCTGCTGGATCATAATCTACTGTTATAGTTGTATCAGATACAAGCCTGTAATGATGATCGTTTAGATGGTTGCCTGATCCATACTTTTCTTTAGTATATGTCAATAATTCTTCTTGTCTTCTGGGCCATTGATCGTGTACATTAGTAATATCATTTACTATTAATAATACCCAGTGATATCGTGAAGAACCATAAAGATTATTAGCCAATATATCAGGAGTATCTCCATCTTGAATATAGTATGATTCTAATGCTAGAGAAGTTTTTATCTGACGATCAAGACCTACTCTTTGAAAAATATCTTTGGTGATAATAGTATCATTATTAACTTTGTATGTAAATGCTGGCATTGATTTAAAAAACATTATAGACCATCCGCTATTCTGTCGTTAGTAAGTGCTTCAAGTTCAGTAAATGCAAGCTCCATATTAATTTCTGCTGGAACTCCATTTGTACCTTTTATCGTAGTAAAGGCATCTTGATTACCATAAGTAACTTTCATGTCAGTCAAAGCACATGTAGATATTTTGTTCAATTCTTTGTTTTCAACACCCCTATACAAATAAGAAATATCAAACTCTGAAGGATATTCTAAAAACAAGCCAGTTGGATCGTTTTCAGGATGCATGTGATATTTGAAAAGTCTTATAATATTTTTTATATTATCATATTCAGACGGATTTCTAGGTGTAAATTTATATGTAAATGCAAACTGCCTAAATCCAATACTGTTGAATAACTGTTCCTTATATGGGTTTGCTACTTTAGAAGATGCTAACTCCAAAGAAGAACCTATATCTCCAGTGATACCTAATCCTGCGGGCAAATTAGCAGCAGCTTGGATAGCTCCTCGTAAAGCTAGTTCTCCGAGGCCCTTTGTACTTCTTATAACTTCTTCAAGATTTGAAGCCTCAGATATTCCCTCACTTAATCCTGCTAATGCTCCTAACTCTTTGTTTTCCCAATTCGCACTGTACTTAGCAACCGGTGGCTGAGATATATACAAATCAATCATTCCCAAAGTTCTAAGAGTCTTTACTGTCTCTATAACGCCACTAGAAGCAACATAGCCTGCTCCGCCTGCTACTGCTCCAGCTATACCTTTACCAACAAGATTAGACTTACTACTAATAACAGACAATCCTGCTCCAATAGCAGCTACGGTTGCAGTCCCCTTTGCAACTGTTTGTTTTTGTTCGGCGGTTAATCTGTTTTGTTCAGAATTGTCTACAACCTCAAGTTGTCTTTGTCTAACTGGACCCATAAAAGAGTTTAGACTTCCACTAGTCAGATCAGCTACTCTGCTGTTCTCCCTGACATTTATCATGAAACGAACACTATGCAGTTGTTCTGGAGAGTCTGGAACAGGGTCGGTTAGATTTTGCGGATACTGAAAAACTGTAGGACTATTGAATATAAAAGGCTGTAATTTTTCTCTGTCTTCTTGACTGATGGCACTAGGATCTTCTATGTCATTACTTTCGCTTATGTTGTCTCTGATAGCGCCTGGAACATCTCCGATATACGCATCTACTTTATCATCAACCCACTCTTTAGCACTATCATATGCATCAGTGATCTGAGTTCTAACATTGTTTCCCAACCTCGAAATGTCTGCTACATCATCTGCCATTTTTACTGCCTAAATAAGAAATAGTTTTCATTATTTATAACGGTAAAATGAGTTTTAGGAAGTTTCTTTTGCGGGTATTATCTTGCCCCATTTGCCGATAGGACATTCTGCCCAATTCAATCTGGTTTTGGCTGGCATAAAGCAACCACACTTCTTGCAAACACTTATCATTTTGTTTAAGTGTTCACAAGAATTGCATATTTTAGCTCGTTCCATGTGTTCAGGTTTCATTTCTTTTCACCTTTTTTTTCAGGGGGTTTGTCAATTATACCACGCCCTGTTGAAAGTGGACGATAGAGTTCTCTGAGTTCAAGTGCTTTATCAAAATAGAGTTTCATTCTTTCTTCGTAATCTGGCATAAATTCAAACACCACACCCGACCAAGGACATGCTAATATATTGGCTATCGCTTTCTTTGCTGCCTCTTTCCCTTCTCTCTTTTGTAAGTAAGTAATTATCCTGTGAAAAGGCTGATATACACCCGCTCCTGAGGCTGACCATAAGGAAATATCATATACAGTTTTCCCTAAAGAAGCCCCAGTGATAATCATCTCAGACGCAGTTGTGCTATAAACGGTGTCACACTGTTCTAGTAGTTTTGATCCCGATACGTTTTTTGGAAGTACTTTTTGCCAACCACATCTACCACTAATCATTTTAAGTGCATCATTGTGAGTAAGAGGATGTGGTTTGACCATTACATCATCTTCTTCTCTCAAAAGTTTTTCTAATGCAGAAATATCGATCAAGTCTAACAAGTTATGACCTGGAAGAAATACAGCATGTTTTATGTCTTTGTATTTGTCTTCAAGTTCTTCTAAATCGTACTTATCAGAAAAATAATGAATAAATTTTTCAAAAAATTCTTGTCCCTCTTTTCCAGAGTCTATTTTAGAAGCAAAATCAATTAGACGGCAATTAACTTCTCTTGACTGAGTAGTTATCCAAAGACCGCCGCCAGCGAACTCAGTGTAGGTAAATTCTCCAAAATCAGTAGACTGAATAGAACTGACATCGTAGGTTATGGGCCATGGAGAAAGTGAGCGAACTAGTTCTTCTATGCTACAAGCCCACTCATTTCTTAGTGATCTTTTTGCGTAGGGACCTATTTTAGTCCTCTCATTGAACTGATCTGACATTAGATTTGCTGCCAGTCGAGGCTCAACTTTTTCTGTATCTTCTTTGGGTTCTAAATCTTTTTCAGTTAAAGAAGTTTCTTTTAAACGAACTTCGTCAAAAAACTCAATATCCATAATATACTCACAATATAAAATATTTAAATGTCAAAAAAAGTGGAATCCTCAATTGCCCATGGATTTTCAACTTCAGTAACATCTCTCAATTCTTGAGCTTTAGCATCTAGTTCTGCTATATCATCTGTAGGAGTTACTCCTAGCCTAACTTGACTTTCATAACGCAGAATTTTAGCATCTAGTTTAGCAAATGCTGCATCTCTCTTCATTCTCAGTTGATTTAATCTATATTCTTTTCTTTTTTCTAATTTATGTGGAGTTACTTGAACTAAACCGTACTCTCTATCAAATTCTCCTGTTTCTTCATTATAACTAGCTCCAACTGCTTCAATCGAGTGAGTATAAGAAGCAGTTATGCCAATATCACTCACTAAAAGAGGTTTTACACACCTGTAGGGAGTCCCTACTAAAGAAAAGTCAGTTATTTCTCTGGGTAGAGTAGCTCCACTAAAAATATCATTCCTCAAATCATTTTCATATATTGGAAACTCTATGACTTCGTTTGTTTCCTCATTTATTTTAGCATACAGCATTTCTTAAATCTCCAATATTAATTTGTCATCCAACTAGTGGTTCTGTCCGTTGTGACTGACGTATTTTGTGATTCTTGTGTAGTCCAACTAGTAGTTGCAGAAGTATCAAAAGTTGTTGTAGTATTTTGTGATCCTGAATCACCTCCGCCTTCTGTTGTTCTTGAAGTATTCCAGTTAGTTGATATACTACCTGTGTAAGAAGTAGAAGTATTTCTGTTTGTATTCCAAGTTCCTGATGTAACTCTACTGGAGCTCCAAGTTGTTGTTATAGTTTCAGGCCACGATGTTGTAGTGTTTCTATAAGTGTTTCTTGAGGTATTTATCTGTCCTGTAGATGTAGTATTCCAATTGGTTGTCCAACTAGTAGTCCAAGTAGCTAAAGTTGATCTACTTGTTAATCTACTAGTCGTTGTAGTAGTATTAACAGAGGAGTATCCTATAATAGTATTAAAGCAAGTATCGTAGCTAGTGGGTCTGTTTGTATTACTAAAATTAGTAACACAAGTTTGATAATTAGAATAATAAGATGTAGTGCAAAAAGTTTCACAAGTGAAACAACACTCGTAGTTTCCTACTTCATCCCATGGCTGGCACACACCAGCACTACAAGAATTTGTCGGACATTGCGGTGTATCTGATCCTATTATATTTGCTTGTAGATTACTCCCATCATAAACACCATTATATCTAGGGTCACCATCAAATTGAATACAACCATATTCATATTGAGTGGATGTTACATTAGAAAGATAAACTGAAGTGTTGTTGCAAGATTGGCTTACTTCAGTTTGCCAGGTTGTAGTTCTATTAGTAGCTCTACAAGTATTTTGATAAACGGGAACTGAGACAGGATATGTAGTAGGAACTGAGGTATACCAACTAGTAGTAATATTTCCAGATGTTGACCTAGAAGTAGTTCTTGAAGTATTAACTGTTACTATTCCAGTAGTATCCCAAGAAGTAGACCAATATGTAGATGTATTCCTGCTAGAGGTCTGCCCAGTTTCAGTATTTCTACTATCAGACCAACTTGTGGTGTAAGAGCCTGAAGTTGACCAATCTGTACTAGTATTGTTAGATATTACGCCTGTGGTAGTTCTATTAGTATTCCAAGAGGTAGTAGAAGTTCCGGCATACCAAACTGTAGTCGTGATTCTACTGGTAGCTACATCAGTAGACGCTGATGTATTGGTATTCCAAGTTGTAGTATAATTTGTCGGAAAGTTGGTAGTGGCGCTAGTACTAACTGGTGCGCTGGAAGTTTCACCTACAAATAATTTTCTAGTCCAACTCATTTTTCATATATCCTATGAATAATCACGCCAGGATTGTACGCCCATATAAGTAGCACCGTCATCAACAGTGTCTAATATAATCATAGTTTTGCCAGTAGGACTTGTCTCTATTGCACCGCCAGTATTGAAAGTAGTTGCACCCGGCCAAGTAACAGCTCCTGCCCCTATATTAGTAATTACAAAGTAGATAGTGTTTACTGACCCAGGAACTAACCCCGATACAGTAAAAACTGTATTGTCTGTAATGGTACAGGTAATAGTATCGCCCAGAGTGGTATCTATATTTACTGTGCCAGAGACATCACCTAAGTTCTGAACCTTACCTCTAATTACTGTATCAACTAGATTATTTGCAGTAATATTTTCAGCATTCAAAGTTCCCGTAGCAGTTCCATTATCAGATTCTATCTTACCCGAATTTAAATTGGAAAAATTATTATCCATTTCTGCTGTAGAAAGAGGTCGAGCTAAACCTTCTCTTGTAACTATTGTAGCCATTGTTATTCCTATCTGATAAATAGTTTCAGTTTACTTTATTTATAACGGAAATATCCTGAATACATGACATATTCTAAACAAGTTTATTCTGGTAAATTTATACCTAGGAACCCAGAAAAATATAAGGGCAGTATAAACAACATTATTTATCGTTCTAGTTATGAACTAAAATTTATGAACTGGTGCGACATCAGTGATTCAGTATTGCAGTGGGGGTCAGAAGAAATAGTAATTCCTTACATATCTCCGCTTGACAACAAAATTCATAGATATTTCGTTGATTTTTTCGTTAAGGTAAATAGCAAGAATAAAGTAAGATACTGTTTAGTAGAAGTAAAGCCGTTTCGTTTCACGCAAGAACCAAAAATACCTAAACGAAAAACAAAAAGATTCTTGAATGAGGTCAAACAATGGGGAGTAAACTTATCTAAGTGGGAAGCTGCTAAAGAATTCTGTTTAGACCGAAATTGGGAATTTATGATTATAACTGAGAAGGAACTCGGAATTTAGTTATAAATAGTCTCATGGCTAATCCTTTTGCAAACATACAGTCCAACACAGGCGGTGCTGATCGTAGTTTTAGATGGTATCAAGATGCTGTGCGGAAGGTTGCAGGAAATATTAGAAGTTTCGGAGACGCTTCAAGATCAGACATAGGTGAGTTTACAAGCCAATTAGAACCGGGCAATATGTACATGTATATGTACGATCCGAAACACAAAGACAAATTACCATATTGGGATCAGTTCCCACTGTGTTTACCATTTGAAGATGCAGCAGGTGGGTTTGTAGGTTTAAATTTACATTACTTGCCCCCAATGTTGAGAGCAAAGCTATTAGGTGAATTGTTGAATTATACTGATAAAGAATTATCAGAAGATAGTAAAATAGAAGTAAAGTGGAGTTTATTGAAATCTTTCAGTCAGTTTCCTGGCATACAGCCTACAATAAAGAGATATTTGTATAGTCAGGTTAACAGTAGATTTCTGAAAGTAGATCCTGAACACTGGAAAGCATCAATATTTTTACCAACACAGAATTTTCAAGGTGCATCGGTACAAAAAGTGTACAAAGATAGCAGAGACATAATAAATGGCTAAGTCAGAGACTAGATTACAGAATTTTCTAACAGAAATAAGAAATCAACACACTCCGAGGTCTGACAGGTTTGAAGTGTCGTTTAACATCCCGCCTGCACTATTAGGAAACTACGGACAACAAGACACCAGAAGAATTTCCCTCTATTGCGAAGAAGCACAAATACCAGGGTTCGCAGCAACAAATTTACCAATAAAAATAGGTGCATGGACAGAATACAGAACACAAAACGTAGAGTTTTTAACAACTGAAATGTCTTTCACTTTTATATTAGATGAAAACTGGGAAGGTAGAAAATTTTTTGAAGCATGGATAGCCGCATCTGCTGATCCGTACACGAAAGAAGTAGCTTATTATAATGACGTTATCGCAGACATAGATATACGTTCTTTAAGCGTAAATGACGATATACTAGCTCAATGGAGACTGCATGAGGCAGTTCCTAAGTTGATAAACTTGACACCTGTTTCTTGGAACAATGTCGGATTCATACGAATGACAGTATCAGTTTCGGCAAAATATTGGACACCAGTTAGCGAAGGCTCTGGAATAGTTGAAGCAGACAACAGAAACATATTTGCAAGAATTTTTAGTAGAATAGCAAATTAATTATGAAATATAATGGAGAAAACAATGGCATTACCTGTAATAGATGCGCCTACATTTGATTTGGAAGTACCTGGAGTAAAGGGAGTTCACAAATTTAGACCATTTTTAGTAAAAGAAAATAAAATATTGACATTAGCTGTAGCATCTGAAAACAGCAAAGAAATGTATTCAGCGTGTTGCCAAATAATTCAAAACTGTTATTTCGGCGACTTGAATATCAAAGATTTGGCAATGTATCAGATGCAGTGGATTTTCATTAAGATCAGAGACAAATCCATAGGCAGTATACAAAATTTCTCTCTTAGTTGCGGTCAGTGTGGAGATGTTATTAACTATGATATGGACCTTAATGACTTTGAAGTAGTTGGTGATGTTGGTGTAACTGAGAAAAAATTAGAGATCAGTGAAGGGGTTGGAATTGTTCTCAAGCAGCCATCTTCAAAGGTTCAGTTGCTACATGAAGAACTAAGTGACACAGAAATTCTAATCAGTTGTATTGATTGTATTTACAACGGAGAAGAAATAGTAAAACCAGAAGAAGAGAACAAAGAAGAACTAATAGAATTTATTGATAACATGCCAGTAAACTTGTTGAATGAAACAGCAGACTTTTTCTCTAAGATGCCTTCTTTGCAACACACTGTTGAATACAAGTGTACGAAATGTGAAGCAGAGAATAAAATATTAATAAATGGGTATGAACATTTTTTCGGCTAACTCTTTCCCAAGATTCTCTCGAAAATTATTACGAGACTAATTTCCTGTTGATGCAGGAACATCATTACAGTTTGACTGAATTAGAAAATATGATGCCTTGGGAAAGAGAAGTTTATATAAGCATGTTAATCAAACATTTAAAGAAAAAAGCGGACAAACAAAATCAGAGTAATGAATGATGCCAGATAATGTAGGTTATATAGCAGGATCAATAAGAGCTAACACCAGACCCGTTACCTCGGGAACTACTGTAAATAATAATAAAATATCAGTAGCTGGCTCCGGCATGGCTAAGAATATAGAAAAAAATACTGATAAAATAAACAAGATAGTAGATTCTCAGGAAGGCTCTAGGCAGGAAATCGTAAAGCTATTCAGTATGATGAATGACGCACAGAAAAAGACAGGTGATGCTAGTGTGTCTGCTATAAAAGAGTTAATGGTACAGATAGAGAAATTAAGATTATCTGCTGGCAAAGACGGAGATAAACTAATAAAAGCTCTCGGTGCAGACAAGGCACAAAAAAGTTTAGGCGAAGGCGAGAGCATGGTGGGATCTGTTTGGCGTAAATTTATGAAAACGGATCCTGGACTTGGAATGGGTGCATCTATCTTGCAGGCGTTCACTCCAGAAAAAATGTTCGGACTTGAACCTAGTTCAAAAAAGAAAATGAAAACTGCTGAAGCTATAGCAGAACAAGAAGTACAGTCAGAACAAAATTTAGGATTTGTTGAAGCGGCCATGGATGATACAAGTTCTCCTCTCGAAACCTTAACCTCTGTTTTAAGTAGTGATAGTGACAGCGATAGTACTGGAACATTTGAGTCAGGAACAGATAGAGATACTCCTGCCGAAAGACAGGTAACTCTGTTAGAAGAAATACGAGACACATTAAAGAATACAGAAGAAAACACTAGTGGCTCTGGTGGTCTTGGCACTATGTTGATGGGAGGGCTAGGAGTTTTAGGAGCCAGCCTGTCAGCAGGAATCGGCGCAGTGAGTGCTGGATTGGCGCCTCTCGTAGGATTAGGTGCATCTATAGTCAGTGGAATAGGCAGCAAAATTGGGAAACTGGGGTCATCTCTTGCTGAAGGATTAGGATTAAAACCTGCAGGAAGTACACCAAGATCCACTGGCACTAATGGCGCCAGACCTAGAGGTGCTACTAGAGGCAGTAGAAGACCAGTTGGGGGAAGGTCTGTACTTAGCAGAGGACTATCTTCTTTAGGGAGAGTTGGAGCTAGTGCTGGAAGAGTTGCTATGGGAGCAGCAAGAGTTTTAGGCCCAGGTCTACTTCTAGGTAGTGCTGCTGCAGGTGCTGTTGGAGGATTTCAAGGGTTCAATGCAGATCCAACTGCTTCTATAGGAGACAGATTTTCAAATGCAGGTAGTTCGGCATTGAATATGCTTTCTTTCGGAGCGTTTGGATCAAGCGCAGGTGAGATAGAACAAGAAGCCGAGTTAAGAAGACAACAACAAATAGAACAGGGAGTGATGAGCGGTTCTGTAGTAAGAGAGCCTACAATGTCATCAACTGAACCTAATGCTTTGATGAATCCAAGCGAATTAGAAGGATTTACTGAAATAAATCCTCTACCAGTTGCCAATGTGACTCCCACAGGAATGGCTATTAGTAACATGAATGAAACGGTAGAAAAGTCACCAGAAACAATAATAAACAATGTGAACAACGTCACTAATAACAACAGCAGTGGCAATAACACATCCCCAATATTAGTGAATCCAAGTCCAATATCAAATAATGATATGACAGAGTTTATGAGATTAGTGTATTAAAAAAGGGGGCGATTGCCCCCTTTTTCTTTCTGACTATTACCTAGTCATCCATTGCAAGTTTAGCGAAGTATGACATAGTATCTTCTGTGTCATCTGTTGCTGTAGTCTCAGTACGGGACTCAGCAGCCGCTGTAACTTCTTTTAGAAAAGAATCGTCAGAGCTATCACCTGTGATAGATGAAATACTTTCTGCTGTACCTACACGGGCACCATTACCTAGAACAAAGTCCAACTTCTTCTTGAGTTCTTCATATGACTTGAAGTTACTAGGAGATACGATTTCAGCTAGTGAATGCTGCTGATTCCAAATCGCTTCAATTGCTTCATCACTGTCAGCAACAGGACTTACAGATGAAAATTCAGATTTATCGTAGTTACGATAGCCTTCAACCTGACGAATTTTGAGTTTGAAGTTAGCACCGTCCCAGAAATCAAATGGGTTCATTGGATCTTCATCTTGAAACTCAGGTTGCATTGCGTCTTTGATCTTATCAAAGATTTTCTTACCAAACTTGTAAAGAAAAACTTTACCGTTGTTAGAAGGATTACCAGAATCCTCAACTACAAGAATGTTAGCGTAGTAAGAAAGACGGCGTTTCTGTTTACGAGCTACATCCTTGTTTGCTTCAACACCACTGTTCCAAAGTTCTGAATTTAGTTCAGAAACAGGATCAGTTTGCTTTAGTGTAGTAAGTGAGTTTTCAATGTACCACTTACCAGTTGGTCCTTGAAATCCATGATTCCAAAGTTGAGCCCAAGGCATGTCTTCACCTTGAGGGGCGGGTAGAAAGCGAATAACAGCATAGCCATTACCTGCTTGGTCTACGGTAGGCTTCCATTCTCTGTCATCACCCCTGTTATTTTGCTGAGGCGAATCTAGTTTTTCAACTTCTTTCATGAGTGAATCGAAGTTGCCACGGGCTTTGCGTAGATCAGATAGAGTATTGAACGACATATAGTTCTCCTTGTATGCGATATATGGTTTGTATTGCGTTGTATAGCGTTGTATTAATTATCGTATAATTTTTCTAACACATCATCTATATTCGATGCGTCAATTTTATTTATACGCTTTAATTCCCTGTCAATTTTCTTTTCAGGGCGTTTTTCAATGCGCTTGATGCGCTTTTCTTGCGGTTTAAATTTATTAGACTTGCTCATTTCCGTAAATTAAATTTAATTTTCCTTCAAATTTCAAGTTAATGTTATCTTTGTCAAATCTAACAAAGGGTCTATATTTCGATACTAGAAGACACACCTCATCAAGAACAAAATCATCATTGTACTGTTCAACAAAGGGCCTCAATTTATCTAACATAACTACTGTTTCTAAATTGATTTCACGGCTCATGTACATCTTAAAAATTAGAGGATGTGTGTCTTCATGTATCGCTGATTTGATATCATTTAATTCCATATTTAGAATAATATTATCTAAATCAGTACTAAAATTATACAACATTTTTTGCTTCATTGTCAACCACTTTTTGTAAGTTTCTAATGAAGAAGCATCAAACATGCCACCCCATTTGTCTCCGCTTACAAAGTTAGCAACTAAGATGTTGATAATTTCGGTTCTATCGTAATCTCTAGCCAGCTTTCGGAAAGAAATTACATCTCTTCTTCTTAGAAAGGTTTCTTTTTTACTTCTGACAGCACCTCTAGTTTTGGTTATGTCATACTTTTTAGTAGTAAAGTGTAATCTTAAAGCTAAATAAAGTCTGTAAACTTCAAAGGGATCCATGTCAAAAAGGTAGTTTGTTTGCCTTGACTTTCAGAAGATTTAAATCTTGTGCCTCTGCCTCTAACTTATCTTTAAGACTGGAACTTAACAGTTTATTTACACTTTCTATTTCTATATCATTCTTACTACAATATTCTAAAAGAATATCCATATATGGGGACTTAGTGTGTACAGCCCTCCTTTCTATATGCTGTGAAAATTCAGAGGGGGTTTTGAATTTTTTGGTAATAATGAAAACATCGGTCATCTTCTCTGGATTAGACATAAATTCGTTTACCACTACTCTAGTTATCAATCGGATTCTCCTTCAACCAACTATTGATGTATTTTATGACATCATTAGGACATTCTATATAAGGCGTTGTACATTCTACAATATCTGGCTCACCTGGCACATCAAACTCATGTATAACCGTAGTATCAAACGCTGTTGCTATTGCCATTACTGACTTAGGAGAGCCTTTCCCAAGATGTACTTCTTTCGATAAAGAGTCTTCTACTAACAATTGTAACATACCTTGTACTACATCGTCAACATGAGTATAATCACGTTTTTTCTTTCCGTTTCCATACACTGTAATAGGAAGACCATTTAAATAATTAGTTTTAAACTTTTTAATCACAGAACTAAATTTTCCATGGTCCGGTTCTCTTGGTCCGTATATATTATATAGAACCATATTAACATAATAAAAATATGGTTCATACATTTCACTATACAAATTAAGTATACTTTCAGATGTTTTCTTACTCCAATAGTAAGAATTGGACTTATCTACAAATTTTTCTTCTGGGACTGTTGCAAAAAACAAGTAAGTTTCCCAATGTTTTGCCCATTCACAAACTGCTGTTGTTGCTTGTATATTTTTGTTAATTACCTCTTGCGGGGTTTCAACGTCACTTGTAACACGAGTAATATTTGCAAAATGAAATATTGCGATGGGTCTTGACATAAATTCTGTCAGATTACAAGTTGCAACATCCTCAGAAACATAAACTACTCTCGGTAAGTCCCAACGATAATCTCCTTGGCGGTTATCGTCTACTACTGTAACATGGAATCCTAAGTCATGTAGTTTTTCAACTAAATGTGATCCTATAAATCCACAGCCGCCTGTTACTACTATTCTTGCTGTTTCATAACTACTCATATTACTATTATATCATTTTTCTCGTTAATGTCAAGACATTAATAACTGGCATAAAAAATATGCGAGTCTATTTGTGCAATTTTATTATAATCTAAACGCCAAATAGGTTTTACATGATCTGCATGATACCAAAGAGCGCCTTCAGTGTTATCTTTATACTTTCCTACAATGACTTGTGAAGCTAGTTGATACAAATCTCGATAATCAGACGAATTTCGTATTCTATCTGACTTTCCATCACAGTACCAACTAAACTGACACTTATCACGGATGGGCAAGTATCCATCATTGTGACTAGCCCACCAAACTTCATATTGCGCCTGATAAACAACCTCACAAATATCGTTCGGAAATCTATCACTCTCTACACGATTTAGCGTTACAAAGGCCACTGCCTTCTGGCCCTCAAAAGACTCTCCACGTGCTTCAAAATAAATGTTTGTCGCCAAGCATTCAATTTCTTTCTCAGCATTTGCATACCAAGAATAATCAAAATCACGCCCCGTTATTTCAGAGGCAAAAGAACTATTTACATTTTCAACTATTGGAGTTTCTTCTTGCTTATCATAAGTCAGAACAAATAACAAGGACATCCCTGTTATTACGCTAATCATAGGAAGTGTTTCTTCTACTATTTTTAACATAAAATTTTCCCTTAGTCTGTGGGCCCGTTTAATTACAAGGCGGTGCCCATGCCCCGTTTAGCTTATGCAGCTAAAGAAAATACCTCATCATTGGCATTTATAAGTTTTGTTGCGTTTACGGTAGCTTCCTCACCGATTCTCCACATGCCTTCAGTTGTCTGTCGAATCTAAAACGCCCCCCTCGTGTTTTATTGGTGGAGGCGGGAGGATTTGCACCCCCGTCCAAACTTCCTATTTCATGCTTCAACGAATATGGTGCCGCCACCAAGAGTCGAACTCGGGACCTGCTGATTACAAGTCAGCTGCTCTACCACGGCTGAGCTATAGCGGCATTTAAATATATAATTATTCCATAAGTATAGTATGTGTCTTACCCTCATAACTCATCGTAACATACTTACCTTTCTGTACCTGTGTTTCTACATTATGACATACTTCACGATACTCAATTCTTCCTCTGTTTTCAGCACGAGTGCGTCCAACATTAGTTCCTGTGATAGCTCCAAGAACCGTAGCAATATCTTTGCCGGAACCTCCGCCGATTTGATTTCCTATAGCAGCTCCTATAATGCCTCCTAATAAAGAACTACCTAACTTGTTCTCTACATAAACTTCTCTCACTTCACATTCCCGATGTGTGACTGTAACATATCTAGGTGTTTCTGAAACAATTGTAATTTGAGCAAAAGCGAAACTTGGTACTAACAGTATAGCTAAAAGTAATAATCTCATACATTTCCTCCTATAGGTCTTTTATTTATAATTATAACTTAATACTACGCTCATAGTCAAGTCTCAAATCTAGCAATTTTTCGGCATAATTGTCTCTTTTTTCAATAAAGACCTGAGGATCATCACCTTCCACACATATAAGCAAAGCTATTGTAGGAATAGGTATTTTTGTCATTTCTTCAAACATTATAGCGTAAGCGGTACATTGCATAAAGTAATTATCAATCCAGGCCTTTCTTTTAGGCTTTCTTGAAGTCTTAAAATCAATGACACAGAGTTTACCATCAAATTCTGCAATACAATCTACTCTGCCTGCCAGGCGCAAGTGGTGACTGTATAACGCAGTTTCTAATGCATGTATGTTATTGATTCTATCAAGCAAAGGCTTAAATTTAAAAAACATTTCTTTGTCTAGGAGACTGAGTTTATCGTATGATACTTCCTCATTCAAAAGTATTTGCTCACACAAATCATGTATTTTAGTACCACGGGTTGCTGCTTGATTACTAATCTTGTTGGCTTCTTCTTCGCCTACTCTTTCACGCCATGCTTTTATACTGTCCTGTGTCATGTAAGACATAACAGTAGTTACTGATGGATAAGAAGACCCATCCGGTGTTTCATACATCCTTCCGTTCGGAGTACTTTTTGCAACAGCTTCTACTATATCAATTTCTTTATGTTTAAACATTATCATCCTAAATTTGGTACACCCTGGGGGACTTGAACCCAACCAACCCCCGGCTTAGAAGGCCGGTGCTCTATCCAATTGAGCTAAGAGTGCTTTAATAAATATTCTGCCTGACCTAGTATCCAAGGATCCCGATTAGGCAAATTAAACCCCGAAGAACTATCCCAATTTTCAAACGCATAATCAAATCTATCGCTGTACAATCCAGGATTTTCTTTCATCAACTTTTCTAGTTCCTTTGCCCATGCATCAAACTGTTCATCACTAACAATATTACTATCCAATTGATAGTAAATACAAGAGTGTACGAGAATCTGCAAACGCCGTTGCTTGATAAGTGAAGCTATCGGATTGGTTGAGGTTGGAAATTTATACGTTTCTTTTTTAGCCATTATGTTAT